TAGATTAATAGTTTAAAAAAACGTAAGGTAATAAAATTTAATGATGTCCAGAGAAAATGGAATGAGTATCGATCTTTATATAGAGATTATAGAGCGGTTAAAACTGCGGGGGAGAGAAAAGAAATAATGGTAAAAATTTTAAGGTTGAAGATTAAATCTTAGTCATGGTGGTCTAGAATATTTATCCCTGGGGGCTGAATAATAAGAGAGCAAAAATGTTGCCCCCAGAGAATTAACTAAAGTGAGTCCATGAAAACACATAAACTAAGTTCATTATACATGATCCGGTATCCGTGGGCAATGGAAAAAAAGGCCTGATATGTGGATAAATCATCATGGCCACCGGACAACGGAAAAAGGCCCTATATAGATTATATAGACCTCTAATCGATAAAAAGTACCCCCGGGGTCTAAAATGGTGTCCCTGGTGTCCCTATGACCAAATAAACCAATAATAACAACACTTTAAGTCACTATTGATGGTGTCCCTATGGTGTCCCTATGGTGTCCCTCAGGGACACGTCTTGCGGTAAAGCAACCTAAATACACTTGAGACTTGCTCATGGGTTAGAATAATCTATATAATAAAAATATGGCGCAAATTAAAAAAATAGAAAGATCCGATAAAGATTTGACCCCTAAGCAGCGATTATTTTGTGACATTCTTGTGGCAAATTGGGGCGAAATTACGTATGCTGAGGCCTGTAAACAGGCCAAATATGAGTGTGCAAATGAAAAAGACTATTCAGCCATAGCTTCAAGGTTATTAAATAGGCGTTTAAACCCACATATTGCGAAATATTTAGATAGAAAATATGAGGAAGAAGTTAATAAATTTAAAAAAGACAAATTAAAACGTTTTAAAAGACTAGATCATTTATCCAAACAAGCAGAAAAAAATAAACAATTTAATGTTTCTGTGCAGGCTGAGTTTAGATCTGGTCAGTTAGCAGGGTTGTATGTCGATAAAAGAGAGGTTAAAGTTAGCGGATTGGAAGGTATGACACGTATCGAACTCGAGAATAAATTAAAAGAATTATCAAAAAAAATTGATGGATATAATGCAAAAACAATCGAGATCGAAGCGGAAGATACCTTGGAAATTAAAAAAAGCTAGTTGGTCAGAGTTCTTAGTTTTATTTAATAAAAAACATAACCCGCAATTGGTCACAAAATTAGGTAAGGTAAATGTCAAGACGAAAAATTACACACAGAAAAAAAATAAAAAATGAGATTGATAAATATCCCATGGTCTCTGTGGAGTGGTATGATATTGTCTCAAATTCAAATTGGTCCAGCTTTCAAGAATTACAAAAATCTAAACTCGCTACGTGTATTACTAAGGGCCATTTATTCTCTCAGAATAAAGGTGTGACTAGAATTTTTGGGGATTATTCTTTTGCAGATAATGGCGTTGATATTGAAAGTGTTGGCAATACGACTATAATACCTAATAACGTTATTAAAGATATTAAAAAAATCTAATGTGGCGGTGGTAAGTTTACTTACGCAATTTAATTTTGAATATACACATGGCACACAATTATTCAAAATTTACGAACTTACCTAGATGCAGGAGAACATCGGAGACCCGCCACTATCCCAAATCCTTAATGCAGTTTTTTAACTTTTGCACCCTGCTGTAAAATATTATCTTCACCAAATTTTTCTTTTAAAACTTTACCAATTTGAGAGATCATTTTTACCTCAGTATCTTTAGCCTTATCTTGTTTTTTTGGAAACTCCTTATGTTTCGTTAACAAAATAGGGTTGGTCCAATAGTAAACCCCCTCATTTGCATAAGTATCTTTTGGTTTTTTGACAGATTTACACTCAGAGACATACCACTCATTATCTTTAAAGATGTAAATGTATTCAATCATAAAATCACCTCTCATGGAGTTAAAATACATCCATTCATCTCTATGCTTTTCCGGGTTATTATCTTTTTCGCCCCGGTCCCTTCCATAGAAAAAACATTCATCAATGGTTTCACCTAAATATGAGGCCCCTCCATGATTTACTAACTGATCTGCTTTTTCATAAGAATTGTAGTATTTATGTAAACATACTCCAACTCCCTCTGGGTATCCGTCACTATGAACGTAGATAACTTTTATTTTATTTGTTGCAGGATCTACAACCGCAACGTTGCTTCTAGTTGACATCTTTTCCTCCATTTATTATGCAACCTCTTTTTTTAGAATTAACGGGGTTTCACATATATAAAAATGTATATCACCCTTATCTTCAATAATTCTAAAAGCTTTTCTTTTGTCCTCTGCTATTTCCTTAGTTTTATATTGTCCAACAATTCTAAAACTACTTTCCATATTTTCGAACTCTTGCTCTCTGATTATTAAAAACATATATTATTACCTCCTTTTCCTAAGATTAAATTTATATATTTTTATTTCTGGGTCACCAAACCCAGTTGTATTTGCAAACATGACCGGGCATTGCTCCAACCAGTTTTCAAATTTTTTTCTTGTCTCATTCTCAAAATTTTTGATGTGATTTTTTGTAATAACTTCATCAATATCATGCTTAGTCTGATCACTCATTCTGCAACCTTTCTACCCATGTACCCTTGAGCTACTTTTGGACTTAATTTATATCTGCTTTCGTTTTCATCTTCCCAGTTTAATTGTTTCATTAATCTAAAAAGTGAAAATTTATCCCCCGCTTTAACCTCAACCAAAGCATCTAGGATCTGTCTTCTAGTTAAATAACCACCGCCATTGTCTTTGCTCATAGCCCTAATTACGCTATCTGGCATGCCCATATAATCGCAGTTATTCCTAAAATCGGATAGCCTCCAATATACTGATGAAAAACATGTAGATAAATATTTTCCGTGTTTTAGAAAATATGCATTGTCCCCATCTTTTCTTCTACTGACATAAATATCAACCCAATCCACTGGTGATACTACACGCTCTATTTTAGTCTTCTTTGAGTATGGATTAATTTCGCATATCTCATCTTTTATTTTTTGTGTGACTTTATCCATCTTTTCCTCCTCCTAATAAGATATCATAAGATAAATTTATTGCAAGCATTATTTTGGTCGAGATCCCCAACGGCTTTGCCCCTACATGGGGATCTCTATTGCGCTCATCAAAGGCCGGCTTGCGCAAATTTTTAAAAATCATTTTTTCCTCTTATGTGTTTCTTTATATGTAAAATAAGGGTTTCCTCTTCTGAAATAACTCTCCAACATTAATTGTAATTGTAAATAAAACCATCTTTCTATTTTTTTCATTTCTCCCCCTTTTCCTCTTCAATTTCTGGATCAACATAATCATCAAAATCAGTATATTTCAAATCACCAATATCAGCTTGTATTATTTTGCCTTTTTTATCTCCATAAAAAATATCCCATGCATCATCTTCATCTTTAGCATAGACAATAGTATTTCTGCTCATAACTGGCAAAGAGTTTATGATAAATTTTTTCATTGTTTAACCTCACTCTCTTTAAACTCGTTATCTCTAACTTCTTTTTTATCTTCCAACCATTCATCTATATCTTCTTTATTATTTTTATAATAAGACAATAAAATTTTATTTTTCATACTATGTAATAGATCATCACATTCACCATATTTTGATTTACCATTACAATAATACAACCATGTTGAAGCACCCGGCACCCAATAAATGGACCCTTGACACTTACCATTTTTATCTTCTCCAAAATAAAGATTATCTGTTTGTGATCCATTCCTTAAATCATATACGCAATAATCTATAACTGCTTGGATTTTTTGTTCTTTGTTCATTGTTTACCATCCCTCTCTTTTTGCTTATTAAACGATCTTGTTAACTTTTTTTGATAATCATCATATCTATTTTTTATAACTCCCTTGGCCCCTCGATAGCCCAAATAGGCTATCAAGAGAACTAATAAAATTATAAAAGCTATTAAACTAAAAAACATTTCAATTAACTCTGACATTTTCAAACACTCCAATTGTAATTTGAAATTGTCCCTCTGAAACTATTCCAAAGCCTAATGATGGTTTATTGTCTAATAATTGAGCCATCACATCTAATAATTGATCTATTGTTAGTGCCGGCTCATTATCTGCACCAAATCCCGAGCTATCAACAAATAGGCCCCCTTTATCCAAAAACTTATGAGAATAAGGTAATTCCCATTCCCCAACCCATTTGTTAATATTAAACCTTCTCCAGCCTTTTGGTGTGTAGTCTCCAATATTTACAATGTCCCTCAAGCATTCTATTTGACCATCTTTTATTTTTTGTATTCCGCTATCTGTGAAGGTTGTAGGTTTTATTCCGTGTCTTTTTGCTTTGTTGCCTGCTTCTTTATTAAGAGCAACAATTGTGTCAATGTCCATCATGATTAATAATCCTCCATATTTATTTGATCGACCTTCTCCCAATCAATATGACCTTTATTATAACTAATTGGCCTTCCATATCCGTCTATGATTGAAACTCTTCCATTTTTTTTATCTTGTTTGATTATTTTAGCTTCTAAAAAATTATTAACCCATCTTCCCACTGACCCCTCTAATTGAAGCCATTGACCAGAATTAAATAATTTTAAAGCTTGTTCACACTCTTGTTCAATTATCATCTTTTCCTCTCTATTAATTAATGCCCTAATGGTTCACTATCAATTTTAATTTCAGAAATTTCTATTGGCATGCTGTCACCACCTTTATTGAAACTATCTGATAATTTATTGTGGATCTTAGCTAGAGCAATTACGAATTTTTTTTCGCTTGCATTTTCAATGCCCTCTCTTGACCACTCCTCAACTTGCGCTCTTATCTCTTCCATAACATAAGATTGAGCCGCCTGCTTTGGTGTCATCTCTTTCTGTTTGATCATCTTCGCATAGTGTTTAATCATTTTATTCTCCTATTATTAATTTAACTTACCCTCACATCATATCTTATTGATATGAGATAACAAGAAAAACTTTTGGTCAAGATTGTCGCACCTACTTTAGAATAATTATAAAGTAGATGCGCAACCATAAGTTGTATTAATCTTTAATTCCAAAATCTTCCGCTTTTGAAATTCTTGATCGTTTTTCCTCTAAGCTTAACTGATCCCAATCCTCCGGGAACGTACAGCCCGCAATTTCAAAAAATCTCTTTTTTTGTTCCATTGCCTTCTCATCATTTGTTGACAATAAACCAAATAATTTTGAAACCATTGCTGTGGTTTTTAAATGATTGTTTTGTCTTGCTTCTGTCATATCCTGACCATCTTTTGATTGTCTAAATTTTAGACTTTCTTTAAAGACTGAGTTTTTTGTTCTTGATTGTTTTCTTTCTACCCCGCAAAAATCCTCTATCCAATTCAGGTGTTTTGCTGTAGTCATTGACCATACATTTTCTGAAACAACCAATGTATTGTCGCTGTCTATAAATGCAACGGGTGTTGTGTAAGAATAAAAAACTCTTATTCCGTCCTCATCTTTATAATAAAGATTTCTGGTTGATCTTAAGTATTGTTTTTTCATCATGTCCTCACTTTGTTTTGGCATCTCATCAGTGCATGGCCGCCACCCACACAGAACCGGGGATTGCTCCCCGGGTTTCGATATTTACGGCTTCCCGCTTTTTTCAATCTTCTCGATCAAATTCTTTTCGTGCAAAAAATTTGCAACGTTTCGAGATATGGCCAGAGTGTGTCTGTCTCTGTCACCTCGAGACATCTGCCTAAAATGGAAGTGTCTCTGCTCATCTTTAAGGCCCGTTGCATTGTCAAACTTTCTGATCAAGTGTCTGGCCTCTTCTCTTTGTTTAAATGTACTCATTTTTTACTCCTTTGTTAATATTATTAATATAAGATATAATGGGATATAATAATATAGTCAAAAGTGTCGCACCCCTAAAATAATTTCTAGTATAGGTTGTGTTGTATTTTTGCAACACTTGTTGTAAATAAACCACATGTCTCAGCCGGAAGCACAGCTCTGGAAATCAATTAAAAAAATTCTACAGCCGCATAATTTCTTTTTAACTAGAATTGAAACTCAAACTATTTCTGGCGTGCCAGATGTTTTTGGTGTCTTTGATGGAGTTAGTTTTTGGTTGGAACTCAAATCAAATAAAGTCAATTATCCTACCTTGAATAAGTATCAAATCGTATGGATCAACAGAGCAATTAAACATAAATTAAACGTGTTAATCTTAGTTAGAGGCCAAAAGGATAAAGCCCTAAAATTATACAGACCCCGGTCCTTTTTTACAGATCCACGGACACTTGAGCCTGATTTTATTTATAAAATTCCGGTTGATTGGCCGTTGTTCGTGGACCAGTTTAAGCGTGCCGTGTTGACTGGATACGTGGCCAGTTAAAATCGACACCGGACCAGTAATTATTGGCCGTTAGAAGGCTCAATCGAAACATGAAACCAGATCCGTTAAGATTTAAAAAAAAATCACCCGCCAGCGAAACCGGTACTTTGTCTAGGCTAGCTTGTGCTAACTTACATAGAAGTATATAAGGTTCAAACAGAATGAACTTTTAGCATGGTTAAGAATCTTGATACTTTAACGGATGATGAACTAAAGGACTTAGTTTTACAGAAACAACTAGAGTATATAAAATTATGCCAAGATGACTTTTTAGCGTTTGCACAAGCAGTATGGCCTGATTTTATTTATCGTAAAACAAAGGACCCAAAAAGATACGGGCATCATCAGATAATAGCGGAAAAATTTCAATCAATATCCAATGATGAAGAGAAGAGGTTAATAATAAATATGCCACCAAGGCATACCAAATCTGAATTTGCTTCATATCTTTTCCCGGCATGGATGATTGGTAAGTATCCTAAGATGAAACTGATGCAGGTTTCACACAATGCTGAACTTGCAGTAAGGTTTGGTAGTAAGGTTCGAAACTTGATGGATACAGAAGAGTATAAAATGATATTCGGTGATGTTAAACTAAGAGAGGATAGTAAGGCAAAAGGACGTTGGGAGACCAATCATGGTGGGGAATACTTTGCAGCGGGTGTTGGCGGTTCTATAACAGGACGAGGGGCGGACTTACTTATTATTGATGACCCACATACAGAGCAAGACTCTATGTCTGATAAAGCAATGGATCGAGCATACGAGTGGTACAGCTCAGGACCAAGACAACGTTTACAACCAGGTGGTAAAATTATTGTTGTCATGACACGTTGGGCAACTGACGATCTAACAGGTAGATTAGTTAAGGCTCAATCAGAACCTAAAGCAGATAAATGGAACGTGATAGAGTTTCCAGCCATCATGCCCGATGGTCAACCGGTTTGGCCTGAGTATTGGAGTCTAGAAGATCTAGAAGCAGTGAAAGCATCGGTGTCCACTAAAAATTGGAATGCCCAATATATGCAGGACCCAACTTCAGAAGAAGGTGCAATCATCAAAAGAGAATGGTGGCAAAATTATGAATCAGAACATTTACCAAAATTACTACATGTAATACAAAGTTATGATACTGCCTTTAGTGCAAAAGAAAGTGCTGATTACTCAGCCATAACTACATGGGGTATATTTCAACCCGTAGAGGGGTATGAGAATGCTATTATATTATTAGATGCAATTAAAGGCAGATATGATTTTCCTGATTTGAAGAACATGGCCATAGAGCAATATAATTATTGGGAACCAGAAACCGTAATCGTTGAGGCTAAAGCATCAGGGCAACCTTTGATTCATGAGCTAAGACGTGCAGGAATACCAGTAATAGATTTTATCCCCGCAAAAGGAAGGGATAAGTTTACCAGAATAAACAGCTGTGCACCAGTATTTGAGTCAGGAATGGTTTGGGCTCCTGTAGATGAAAAATTTGCTCAAGACGTAATTGAGGAATGCGCAGCTTTTCCAAATGGTCAATACGATGACTATGTAGACAGCATGACCCAAGCTGTGCTAAGATATCGACAAGGCGGATTTGTACAAACCTATTCTGATGATTGGGACGATCCACCATTAAAATTAGAAAAGGAATATAAATATTATTAGGATTAAATATGGAAGAAGCTAAAAGTTATAAAAAATATTTAAAAGGTTTAAAATCTGCTACATCAAAAAAAGGATCTAAAAATATTAAAATTAGAAAAATTATGGGTATTGCAGGAATGGGCCTTGGAGATATTCAAGGACTTATAGTAGGAAGATCAGCAACAAAAAAAAGAACAGGAGG